ATTGCACGTGCTGAGCGGACCGCCGCGCTCGCGGCTCCGGATGATTCCTCGGATGCCTACACGATCCAGGACAAAGCGTCGGGGTCGGTCATCCTGCAGGCGCGCCGCGTCGATTGGGACGGCGGTGACGAGGAATGACTTGGGAGAGCGTGATGCAGGGTTGCGCGGTCGCGCTGACCGCCGCCGCGTGTCTTGGCCTGGTCATCTTGATCTCGGGCATGGTCGCCGAGGTTCTCGGTGACATTCGCGACCGCCGCAGGCGTGAAGCGGCTAAATCTTCCTCATCGGCGGGGCGCTGCCGCGAGTGTGTGCGCGGTGTGTGTGGTGCTCTGCGCTCCGCCGATGAGGATTCTCTCGCTGATCGTGGTGACGCGGCATGAAGGCGCAGCCTTGCAAGGTTCTGCACGTCGACGGCGATCGTGAGGCATACGCGGAGAGCAAGCTCCTCGAGGCGGCTGCGGCGCTGCAAAAGGCGGCGCTCATCCTCGGTTCACCCCACATTCGGCACTGGTTCGATGAGGGCCTTCTTGCGCGCGCGCAGGCCGAAATGCTGCAGATTCAGGTGCAGATGCTGGAGAAGCTGCAGCGCCTGAATACGCGCGCGATTGAAGAGCTACATGCGCGGCAGGGGCACGGTGAGGGGTGCGGAGCTGTCGGCGATGTCGAGGACAAGCTCGTCGACGTGTCCGCTGCTCATCACGGGGGCCTCGTAGATGCGTTGGCCGCAGCCGGGGTTGAGCGTGAAGGGGCACGGAACATCGAAGAGTCCCTCAACGTCGTTGGCGATTGCATTGACTGTGACGGGGGCGGTCCCGGTGTTGCGTAACACGAAGCAGATTTCGTTCTGCCATTCGACGGAGAAGGCGTGTTCTTCGGGCGCGGGGTTGAGTGCTTCGGCGATCTTCTCGATGGCTTCGCGTTGCCGTGTCGCGTTCGCGTCGGCTTTCTCGGCGGCGTCGCGCGCCTTCTTAGAGGCATTGGCTTGCCACCAGGAGAACACGGCCCCGATGCCGGTCAAGACGGCGCACACGGCCATGACGACGTTTGCTGCTGTTTCCAAGGCGTCCTCCTCGGTGAGGTGTGGGTGCCGCACGATCTCGTGCGGCGTGGATGGTGCCTCCCACCTTACCGGGGAGGAGTTCCCAGTCGGGGGCGATTTCGAGGAGGAGCGGTGAGGCGCGAAGAGGTGATGCCCGTGGCCTACCGGGTGCGCACGTTTGCGCAGCTGATTGAGGCGTCGGACTCGGGTGTGCGTGAGCTGATCGCGTCGGGCGCGATCCGCTCGTTCAAGGTCGGGGGCCTGCTGAGGATCCCCGCAAGCGAGCTGGTGAAGTTCACCGGCGAAGAAGGTAAAGAAGTGCGCCCCTGCGGTTGCGACGCGGGGCGCGAGAGCAAATAGAAGGAGATGCTCATGAAGAAGGATAACATGCGCGGCCGGCGCTTGTGGCCGTGGAAGTCGCTGATAGGGGGCGTGTGCGTCGCGGCGGCGCTGGTGATCGCGTTCGGGATGCGCGGTCTCGACAATCCGGAGGGGTGGCCTGAGTGGCTGTTTTTCCCGGGCGTCGCGCTGGCCGTCGTCGGCGGTGTCCTCGTCTACGCAGATTGGCGGGAGGGCCGGCTGTGAGCGCGGACATCTTGGCTGGCCTTGCCCTGGCGCTCTTGGCGTCGATGGTCGTCCTGACCTGGATCGTCTGGCGCGGATCGGCTCGCGCGGCGACCCTCGAGGACATCGCGGCGCGCATGGCAAAGGACGCGGGCAAGGCCCGCACGCAGGGCACGACGCTCCTGCAGCGCACGGCGGATTTCTCGTACTACGACCAGTCCGGAGACGAAACCCTGCCGCACATCATGTGCCTCGCAATGCAGGACGTGATCTTCGAGGCAGAAGTCAACGGGTGCCTCGCGGTCGACACGCCGCGCGTATTCGTCGACCTCGACCGGAAGAAGATCCGCGTCGTCCTCGAAGTGCTGCGCGTCGCGTCCCTACCGGTGGGGGTCGAATGATGACCGACTCGACGTGCACGGCGCCTCTACCTCTCCGCCTCGAAGCCTCCGACGACAGGCCCTGTCACGACAAGGCCGCGCGGAAGATCGTGCGGCAGGCCAGGAGGCGGGCCCTCGCCTACCCGACCGAAGCTCACGACGCTCAGCACCGCGCGGCGCGCGGAATCACATACTTCGAATCAACCAAAACCAACAAGGAGAACGACCGATGAAACACAAGATTTGGGCCGCAGGAGCCGCCATCACCATAGCAGCCATGTCGCTGCCCTACGGCGCCGCATACGGCGCCGACAACGCACCTGAGATTAAGGCTGAGGTCACGAAGGCCACGTCCTCGTCTCGTCAGACCTCTTCTGAGGTCAACGTTGCAGGCGCCTGGTCTGTCGAGCGACTGGCTATTGGTCAGCAGTTCACGGTCTCGACCGTGCCGGCGGAGAGTGGTGCGCCTTTCAAGTGGGCTGCATCGTTCCCTTTCACGCTCGATGACGGCTCTGTTGTCGGTGAGTGCACCGCCGATGAGGCGGCGCTGACCTGCAAGGTGACCCAGGTCCCCGCAGCTTACGCCGACAAGACGAACGTGTCCGGCACCTGGTGGGCACGAGCCCGTCTCCAGAACTCGGCCGTTGGCACGACTGAGGGGACGATCACCCTCAACGGTGAGGCTGTGAAGAGGCTCGTGTGGGGCGACAAGAATGGCGAAGGAATCTGCACAAGTGATTGTGAAGGCCCGGCCCACTTCGAGTACGCGAAGCCTGAAAACATCAAGTTCGGGTGGACTAACGATAACGGAACGATTGGTTGGGGCATCAAGTGGATCGCCAATGGCGGCACGGAGTACACAGTCAAGGACTTCGATACTCGCCTCAACACGGCAGTAAAGTGCGCCAAGTCTGACACGTGGGACCCGGCCACGACCGAAAACATCACCGCCACCCAAGTGGATGAGAACACGATTCGATTTACAGCCCCGGACGGGGTCAAGACTTGCATTGTCTACCCTCCCGAGCAGATGAAGGTGCCCGAGGGCCAGACCTCTGTGACGAATCACGCGGAGATCAACGGAATGAAGCTCGAATCCACGGCGACTGTGAGGTCTAACGGTGGTACGGATGGAGACGGCTCGGTGGAGCCGACGCCGACGCCGACCACCCCGGCGCCCGAGCCGACGCCGACCACCCCGGCGCCCGAGCCGACGCCGACGTCGACGCCGACGACCCCGGCCCCGACGACTGAGCCGACGCCCACCGCGTCCACCCCGCAGGCCCGCCTCGCAAAGACCGGGGCAACAGCCGACGGCCTTCTCCTGATGATCGGCGCAATCATGGGCGGCGCAGGCGCTGGCCTGCTGATCCTCCGCCTCATCGAAGGCCCCACAACCAAGGAGGAGACGGAGCTGTGAGGTTCGAGGACAAGATCACCGTCGAGCTGAACACACTGGACGCAGCGATTGCCTCAGTCCTGCTCGCAGAAAACGCCGGCCAACTGGCACTCAACGCCCTGCTCGCAGACAGGACCGCAGAAATCGGCGGAGAAACCAACAAAGGCTCACGCGCACTCGCGGACGCTTACATCAAGGTCGGGCAGGCTCTGGCGTTCGCGATCATGGACGCGCCGAACAGCCGAGGGGTGGCAAGCACAATGACGCTCGCGCGGAGCGCCGCGGCCGCGGAAGCCGCTGTCACCGCGGCGGATGAAGTCGCCACCGCGACGGAGGCCGACGAATGAGAGTCGAACAGGTTGCCGTCTACATGGACGCGGCGCAGGCGCGGTTTATCCGCGAGGACGCTCAGGAGGCGGTACTCGCCGCCGACAAGGACCTTGAGGCGACGATGCAGATCTCGAACCTGCATGCGCGTCACCTCGCCCGGCGCGTGATCTCGAGGCAACGCGACATCTACTTCGAGATCAGCAGCAAGCTCGAAGAGGCAGAGAGGAAGCTCAAACGCGGCGAGTACGAGCTGCGAGAGAGCGACTGAGCATACTCCCCGATGAGCGCGACCAAAAGGGGAGGCCCCCGCCACCAAGAAATCACGGCGGGACCGGCTAGATGATCGCGCAGCCCGACCAGCAGACCCCCGGGTGCAAGTCCCGGGCGGGCACGACGCCAGCGCCACACGAGCGCAGGCACGCCATAGAAAGGAAAAACAATGCCCATCATCAACGAGCACGAGGGCATGAGTAACGACGTCAACCGTGTCGACGAGCTGCAGACGGCGATCACCGACGCAGCCGCAGAACTCACCGACGCAGCCGCAGAAATCGCCGACAGATACGCCGGCAACGACGCCGAGACGCTCGAGATTCAGATCATGGTAGGAGACCCCGTCGACAAACTCGTCGCTATCGCGAAACGCCGGTCCGCGCCGATGACATCAATCGCGGAAATCAGGGACAAACTCGACAATATGGGACGCGCTGTGAGCAGCGCAGATGCGCATGCGTGCGCGCAGTCGGTCAGCGCCTTCTACCAGTCCATAGTGCCCGACATGGTGTACCTGCTCGACTGCGTATCTGCTCTGCGCGACGCGATCGCGGGCGCAGCCGCGGACCTCACCGACATCGCGGACAGCCTGGCGCTGCGGTACGGCAAGCTCGAGATGGACAGGCGGATAATCCGGAGGTCGATCGCAGAAGCGGTCGATGCACTCATCGACGCGGAGCGCGAAGCCGTGGAACCCGCAAAGGAGAGCAAGAGATGATTGCTGTCCAGCCAGTGCGCAGTGTCCCGGCGTGGCGGCGCTGCCCCGTCTGCCGAGGGGCCCTCGCACCACGGGGGGCGAACATAGCCGTCACTATCGACGCCGAAACAGACGCATCGATTCAAGTCGTCACGCATAAAGCGTGCGTCGGCCTCATCGTTCAGTTCACCCGCGAGCGCGGGTACACGCCTGCCGAGCTGGCGGAGGTCGGTGTCTGGGCTGAGGAGTCGTCGCGATGACGACTGTCGGGAGTTTGTTCACGGGGTATGGCGGTCTGGACATGGCCGTCCGTATGGCCCTCGATCCGGGTGCGAGGGTCGCGTGGACGAGCGATGTTGAGCCAGGGCCGTGCCGTCTAGCTGAGGTGCGGTGGCCGGGTGTCCCGAACCTGGGGAACGTCACACAGGTTGATTGGTCGGGCGTTGAGCCGGTCGACATCATCTGCGGAGGCTCGCCGTGTCAGGACCTGAGCAACGCTGGGCGCCGTGCGGGCATGGCCCCGGGGACGAGGTCGGGCCTCTGGGAGTCGATGTTCGAGGCGATCAAGACGCTGCATCCGCGTCTGGTTGTGTGGGAAAACGTGCGAGGGAGTTTGACGAGTGGAGCCTACAGTCTGGTGGAATCCGAGCAGGGATTGCTGGGAGACGGAGCAGATGGACCTGATCTCAGGGCGGCAGGCCGTGTGGTCGGAGACCTGGCCACAATCGGGTATGACGCGCAATGGTGTGTTGTTCGAGCTTCCGACGTTGGTGCCCCTCACCGCCGAGAGCGATTGTTCGTTACTGGCCACCCCGCAGGCGAACCTTGGTGCCTGCGGGGGCTCGCAGGCGCCGGAGAAGCGGCGGGCCGGTGGGCACTCGGTGAGTCTCGCGGATCAGATCGAGCACCTGGCACGCTGATTCCGACGCCGCAGGCGACGAACGCGACGGCCTCATCGACCGGCTACGGGGCGAACCTGCACGAGGTAGCTCGCGAGCTGCTCCAGACTCCGGGGGCGGGGGACTCGGTGATGGGCCTGCCCCGCACGTCAGGGCGCCCGCCGGAGAAGCCGTCGCGCATTGAGTCCCCAGACTACGGGGTGTACGCGCCCGTGATCGCGCGCTGGGAGCAGGTGCTAGGTCGTCCGGCTCCGGCTCCGACTGTACCGCCGACGCGCGAGGGGGGGCGCTCGCGTCTTTCGACTCGCTTTGTCGAGTGGCTCATGGGATTGGAGGCCGGCCACGTGACCGGCGAGGACCTCGGGCTGACACGTGAGCAGGAGCTCCGGCTCCTCGGGAATGGCGTCGTCCCACAGCAGGGCGCAGCAGCTATCTACCAGCTCACCGCGATCGCCATTAAGGAGGCGGCATGATGCTCGTGTGGGAGTCGCGGGTGATACGGCTGCACCGGACTTCTCTAGTAACTGACAATGAGCGGGGGTGCTGGGCGCCGCGTGAGGAACGGGTGCAGCGGCTGCGTCGCTGGGGCGGGCTCATCGCATTTGAAAACGGGAAAATTACGCGGCTCGGTTGTCGAGGTCGCGTCGAGGTCGAGGTCGAGGTCGCGTGTCCGGATCGTCGTCGGCGGAACAGCAGCAGCCTTGCGCCGACAGCGGCGGCGATCGTAGATGGGCTGGTCGAAGTGCGGCTGTTGGGGGATGGGTCAGACGGGGTCCTCGATGGCCCTCATGTTGTGGTCGCAGACCGCGTAACGAAAGAGAAGCCGGACGGGCTTCTACCAATGTATGAGGTCCGCGTGCGCGTGTGGGCGGAGGAATCGAGAGATGAGCGTGCGGCGCGCGTGCGGGCGGTGGAGTCGTGATCGAGAGGCATTGCCCAGACTGCGGCGAGGTTCTCGCTGCGGGGCACGCGCGTTGTCGGCCGTGCTTCCTGCGTTTCGAGGCTGAGCATCAGCGGTACACGGAGCGCGCCTGGATGGCGCGGAATTATCCGGATTATCGGCCTCGGGATCTGTTCCCGGAGGACGGATGGGATGAGCAAGAGCAGCAATCTAGCGAGAAGGAGGTGGCTGATGGCGTGGGTGAAGATGGGCGATGACGCGGACATGTACCCGCGCCTGATGGAGGCGGCGGCGCACCCGAAGGCTGACGCCCGCACCGTGAACGAGCTGTTCGGATTCGTCATGCGCTGCGCAGCGTATTCGGCGGCGCACCTGACCGACAGCATCATCGAAATGGGAGTCGTATACACGTATGCGGGTGGGAATCCGGACGTCCTGCAGATCGCGATCGACACGGGCCTACTCGAGTGGACGGACACCCCGAAGGGGCGAAAGCCAAAGCTTCTCGAGGACCCGGATTTCGTGCATATCCGTTCGCGCGCCGACGTGGAGTGGAGCCGTCAGCGTCAGCGCGACAACTCGGACCAAGCGTTGCGGCAGGCGGTGATCGCCCGCGACGGCGACCAGTGCCGCTGGTGCGGTGTCGAGGTGTATTGGCCTGGCAAGACGTCGGCCCGCAAGGGGACGCTTGATCACTTGAAGCCCGGGGAGGCTGGCACTGTGGACACGCTCGTCGTGGCGTGTACGCGGTGTAATTCGTCCCGAGCGGACGACCCTACAGGCTCGTGGGATCAGTCTCACGAGCTGCTGCCCGCGCCTGAACGGCCCCGGTACGGGGCGTTCACGCGCGGCATGCTCGAACGTGCGGGCGTGCTGCGTGGCGCGGAGGCCGCGTCCTGCGCGGCAGCTGGTGGAGAGAGAGGTGAGCGTGCGAGCGCGCACGCGGCGGATGGCGACCCGGCCTCGGGCGCACCTACGACGGGTGTGACCTCGGGCTGTGCGGACGCCTCCGTGACTGTGAGCGCGCCTGGCGGCGCGACCGTGGGTATCCCGACTGGCGCGGATTCCGGTGAGTCTGATCAGCTCGCTGTCGAGTCCGGCATCGGTGACCCCGGCGCTGCCCGCACGGACACCACCCCGAAAACCGGCTACAAGCAGAATCGCGGATTCACCCCGACTGGCGTCGGACTCGACTCGTCCAGGCCTCTGGACTCGTGTATGCCCGGGTACGGGTACGGGTCGGTGGTCCGGGTAGGCAGTAGGGAACAGGTAGAGGGCCGGGAGCAGGTCGGGCAGGCAGCCGCCTTACCTGCTGCAGGCTCGAAGAAGCGCAAGCGAAGGAGAAGGAGCAGGAGATGACTGACGAACGCTCACAGGTACTGGATCGGATCGAGGATGCGATAGGTGCCCTGGTGAATCAGAGGCATGGGCCCGGGAGGCTGATCGGGGCCTGGGAGATCATGATCGAGACGATTGACCCGTCGCGTCCGGACGTAACGGCCTGGATGACGGACGGTCGAGGCTCGATGCTGGCGCGGCCTTATCGAGGTCAGCCGTGATCAGTACCGGGGCGACATCGAGGATGTGGACTGACGATGAGTAGGACGATGACTGGCGAAGTGTGTCCGGTGACGGGAGAACCGTTGCTGCCGGGTGAGTATCTGTCTCGGGGTGGGGCGGCGCGTCTGAGGGTTGCGACTCAGTCCCTGCCGGGCCTCATGGCTGATCTGGCGTACATCGCGTCTCAGAAGTCGGTTCCGGAGGGTGGCGGGTCGACGGGGCATTCGGCCTCCTCGCCGCCGCTGCGTCTGGCGCTGATGCTTGAGGTCGATGAGATGGCCTCGGCATTGCAGACGTGGGGTGATGAGCTGATCCGTCTCGTCATGGGCACGAAGTACAGCGTGCCTGCCCGGGATTGGCGGATGGTCGCGCGGCTGTTCGCCGCGCACGAGGACCGCGTTCGACGGTGGCCGCTGGCGGCGCAGTGCGCCGACGAAGTGCTGTACTCGATCAAGCGCCTTGAGCGCCTCGCCGCCCCGGCGCACGCGCGGCTCGTGTTCGTTGGCAAGTGCCCGCGCTGTGGAGCTGACTTGCTCGCGCGGGAGGGCGCCGATGAGGTGACGTGTCGTGAGTGCTGGCAGCAGGTCGATTGCAGGACGGCCGTCGTGCTCATGATGGCTGAGGCGAAGCGGCTTGCGCTGCCGCGTCCGCGTGCGACGAGGGTCGCTGAGCTGATCGTCGGTAAGCCGATCAAGGATGCGACGGTGCGGTCGTGGTGTAAGCGCGGGAAGATGCGTCCGGTCTCCGCCGAGGTCGGGCACCGCACCTACAGGGTTGCTGACATCGTCGCACTCGCGTCCTGACAGGAGCCTCCCCCGGGGCAGTGCTGCGAGTACCCGGGGGTGGTTCCATGCCCGGAGGGGCTTTGCGACCACCCCCGGGGGTGCGTGCAAACACCCCGGGGGGTGGTCTGTACCCAGGGGGCGTCTGAAACCACCCCTAGAATCTGCCGGTGTTGTGAAACGCCCAGGGGGGGCAGGTCTTGCGGAGATAGTGCAACGGTGTATATTTCTAGTGTGGCCTTCCGCGTAAGTGGGGGGCCATTCGAGTTTGCGGCGAGGGGGTGGCGCTCATGGTATCCTCCCGGACGGGCACGAGCCAGTATCGGCACTGGCGCACGCGAGTGCTCGCGGCAGGCCGAGCAGCTGGCGTCACGCACTGTCCGTCCTGCGGTGTCCTGCTCGATTACGTGCGCACGTTGACGCCGTCGTCGGCGGAGCCTGATCACATCCTTCCTCATCGTTGGGGCGGCAAGAACGTCCTCGAGAACGGACGCGTCCTGTGTCGGCGCTGCAATCAGTCGCGCGGTGATCGCGTGAGCGTTCCAAAGCGGGTCGTTCGGCCTGCTTCGATTGACGTTGATTGGTGAAGCCGTCCTGTTTGTGGCGTAATTTCAACGCAAATAGGGGCACCTCCCCCTCCCTCCCCGGGCACTCACTCCCACAGATGTATAGCGCCATACCCCCCCGCTTTCAGGCGGGTTGAGCTGGAAAAACGCTGACCGACCGTGTTTGTTTCGCACGCGGCCACTGGGGGTGTCTGGTGGGGTGCTGGCGCTCGCGGTAGGCGTTTTTCGTTGGTTTTTGGCGTTTTCGGGGGGTGGTTGTGGTGGCGAAGAAGAAGGCGGATGCGTTCGATGAGCTTGAGGCCCGTAAGAAGCTGCTCGATCTGACCCTCGCGTCCCTCGAGTACGCAGAGTGCGACAAGCGCGCGCCCCTGATTCGTGAGGCTCGCGCGTTGATTTCCGAGATATCGGGCACCTCGGGGGCTGCTGTGCCCGAGTCGGTGAAGGGAGAGGGGGGCCAGGTTGTCGACTTCCAGAAGCGATTGGCGAAGCATCGAGCAGGCTCCCAGACTGCGGGTCGCCGTTGAGCGCCGCGCCAAGTCCTTCGGGGAACTGGCGGGAGAGTTCGCGGCGTCGTTCGGGCTGATGCCCGACGCGTGGCAGCAGCTCGTCCTTGACGACTGGCTCGCCGCCTCCGCGAAAGACGAGTGGAAGCACCCCGTCGCCGGCCTGTCCGTCCCACGCCAGAACGGCAAGAACGCGCTGCTCGAAATGCGTGAGCTCTTCGGCATGGTCCTGCTCGGCGAAACGGTGATTCACTCGGCACACGAGGTCAAGTCCGCACAGGCACACTACAGGCGTTTCAAGGAATTCTTCGGGAAGAAGGCCGACGATGAGGCCGCTCGATACCCTGAGCTCAACGCGATGGTCGAACAGGTCCGCAACGTCAACGGCCAGGAAGCGATCATCCTCAAGAACGATCCGTCGCGCGGCTGGCACGGCGGCTCCCTGCGAGTCATCGCTCGATCAAAATCCTCGGGCCGTGGTTTCACCGCCGACCTGATCGTCCTCGACGAGGCGCAGGAGCTGACCGAGGACGCGCTCGAAGCGATCACCTCGACAGGCTCGGCCGGCCACCTCGGCAACTCCCAAGTGCTGTACACGGGCACGCCGCCAGGCCCGAACGCCAACGGCCAGGTGTTCGAGCGCATCCGCGATCAGGCGCTGTCTGAGCATCCCGGCGCGATGTGCTGGCACGAGTGGTCGGCCGACCCAGACAAGCCACTGCGCATGGACGACGTCAAGACCTGGGAAGCCACGAACCCCGCGCTGCTCGCCGGGCGAATGAAGCGTGCGTTCATCGAGCTTGAGCGCAAAACGCTCTCGGATGAAGGCTTCGCGCGCGAGCGCCTCGGCATGTGGCCGGCAAACGCGGGCGCCTCGCGGGCCATCGACCCGACCACCTGGGACGCAACGACAGCAGACGCGCCGGCAGACGGAATCCGATCCTTCGCCGTCGCTTTCAGCGCGGACGGCAAACGTCAGGCGCTCGCGGGCGCACTGAAAACCGGCACCGGCCCCAACGTGCGCTTCCACGTCAACGCCATCGACACATTCACCGGATCGACGGACGACGGCGTGAAGGCCGTCGCCGACTGGCTCGCCGCCCGCAAAGACCGAACCGCGCAAATCAACCTCGTCGGCGGCTCCGGCGCGTCGGCGCTCGCGGACGCTCTGCAGGTCCGCGGCGTGCCCGCTCGGATCGTGCACATCATGACGACGCGCGAGTATCTAGAGTCGTGCTCACTGTTCTTCGAGGGCCTGCGCGACGGCAGGATTACGCACCCGGCCGGTGACCCGGAGGACGCGCTCAACACGGCGGTGGCCGTGTGCGACAGGAAGATTCGCGCCCGCGACGGCGCGTGGGGATGGGAAGCGAGCATTCCCGATGGAGATGAGACCCCGCTAGAGGCCGTGTCTGCGGCTGTCCTGGCGGCTAAGACGACCCGGCGCAGGCCGGGCAAGAAAGCGAGGGCCCTGTGAGCGCCAAGAAATTCATGCTCGCGACCCCGGTGATGTTCTCGGCTCCGGCCGTGCCGGGGCTGACACCCGCAGAGCAGACGGCGCTCGCGCAGCTCGTCGAGCTCTGGCGAACCAAGCAGCCCAGAAACCGGCTGCGGCAGGCGTACCTCGACGGCGTCGTCCGCCCCGACAACCTCGACATCTCCGTCCCTGACGAGATGGTCGACCAGCTCGGAGCGGTCATCGGATGGCCCCGCAAGGTCGTTTTCGGCCTGTCAGACCTGCTGATCTGGGACGGCGTCACCTCATCGACGGGCAGCGATAATCCCTTCGAGATCGACGACCTGCTCGCGGCAACCGGCTTCGAGCTGGAAATCGCGCAGACCATCCCCTCATCACTCACGCACTCGGTCGCGTTCCTGACACTGCGCAAAGGCGTCGAGGCGGCAGGAGAGCCGACAGTGATCATTCAGGGCCACTCGGCGGACTGGGCTGCGGGCCTCTGGGACCGCGTGCGACGTCGCCTGTCCTACGGCCTGACGATCGACGACATCGACGATGGCGGACGGCCGACACGCTTCACCCTGTACACGGTCGACTCGACGTATGTCGTCGAGCTGAATGCAGCGTCGGCCTGGCGGATCGTACACGCCGAGCTGCACGGCTTGGGCGCGCCCATGATGGAGGCCCTGCCCTTCGAGCCCTCGCTCGACCGTCCGCTCGGGCGCTCGAGGATCTCCCGCGACGTCATGAGCATCACCCAGCGCGCGATGCGCACAGTGCTGCGTGAAGAGCTAGCGACGGAGCTTTTCACAGCACCGGGCATCCTACTGTCGGGCGTTGACCCTGATTTGATCAGTGATCTGCGGTCCTGGGACTGGAAGCTAGGCACAATCAAGACGATCTCGTCCGGTGAAGAGCCGGACGGGCCGAAGGTCACGGTACTCCCCCAGCAGTCCTCACAGCCGTTCACGGAGCAGATGCGTGCGCTCGCGACCGAGCTGTCGGGCGTGTCGTCGCTGCCGGTCTCGTCGCTCGGCGTCATTCAGGACAATCCGTCCTCGGCGGAGGCTCTGTATGCGGCGAAGGAAGAGCTAGTCATCAAGGCAAAGAACGCGCAGCGCGTGTTCGACGCGGCCCTGACTCGCGTGTATGCGCACGCGGTGATGATGCGCGACGGTCTCGATGAGATGACGCCGGAGCTGCGGTCTCTGGCGACGCGCTGGGGCGACCCCGCGCACCCGTCGATTGTCTCCCAGTCTGACGCGATCGTGAAGCAGATCAGCGCCTTGCCGTGGCTCGCGGAATCCCCGGTCGTCCTCGAAGAGCTCGGTTATTCGGGCTCGCAGATCGCGCGCCTGATGTCGGACAAGCGCCGCGCGGAAGCGTCCGGTCTCCTTGATCGACTGTCCGCGGCTGATGCCGATGCCGCAGACGCGCCTGCTGCGACCGAAGAGAAGTAGAGATCGTGAGGAGGCGGCGTGCATATCCACGACGTGCAGCAGCTCGCGAGGACGCAGAACCGCGCGGGCGATGTTGCTGAGCGCCGGATGCGGGCGCTGTGGAAGCGCCTGCCTCTCGATGATCTCGGGACGCTGGAGGACGCTCTGTATCAGCTGTATCCGCGCCTCGTTGAGGAATCAGCTGAGGTCGCGTCGTCGGCGGCGCTCGAGTGGTACGAGAAGCAGCGCGAAGCCGAAGGCATCACGAAGGCATACTCACCCGCAATGCCGACTGGTCTCGTCGATGAGAACGAAGCGGCGAAGATCGTCGGGGCGGCGATCCGGGATCTGCGCGAGGGTACAGGACGAGCGAGAGTGCTCGCGAGGCTCACTGACGGCGCCCGCAAGCTGATCTCTGACGCCGGCCGCGCGACCACGCAGCACGCGGCCGAGCGTGATCCGAACAAGCCCCGATACGCTCGAGTGCCGACCGGAGCGGAGACGTGCGCCTGGTGCATGCTCTGGGCCTCTCGGGGTTTCGTCTATAAGAGCGAGGAAACCGCGCAGTTCAAGCGCTCACACTTCAAGTGCGACTGCCAAATCGTCCCCTCGTGGGACGCTCATCCGCGCGTCCGGGGATACGATCACACACAGTACGAACGAATGTACCAGCAGGCGGTCGATGACCTCGCTGATGAAGGCACGCGCACAGACGACATCAAGAAGATCACCGCGCGTATGCGCGAGCTGTTCCCCGACCAGCTCACAGACGGGCACACTCCAAAACGGGTCTCCAACGACGGCACTCTTCAACGTCATGTGATCGACCAGGACCGGGTCAGCGCCCGCACGGCTCTTCGAGAACGTGGGTTCACACCGGGATCCGCGCACAAAATCCCGCCCCGGGAGATGACGCAAGCGCCAAAGTCATGGCCAGATGAATTTCCCCCGCTTCGTGCGAGGGAGTGGCGTCACACCCTTTATGGGTTCGAAGGCTCAGGAGGGCACCTGGCGGGCTATGGGTGGAGATTCGGGAGAACCGAATTTCCGCCGGATTGGACTGCCGACGACATCCTGCAGGCGGGCGCACAAGTGCTGCGAGAGCAGGGCATCCTAGAGGACGTCAGCGTCGCGTCTGCCACTAGTCAAGTCAATGGGGTAGAGATTCGCATCGCATATAGAAATGATGCGAAGGGATACCGCATAAAAACTATCACTCCACTTGGAAAACGTCTATAATGCGCATATGGAGGTTCACGCCGTAGAGCAGTTTGTACGTGACGCTATCACAGAGCTAGACGCACTGGGTGCCCGTACCGAGGTGGATTATCTGCGCATGATGCTTGAATGCGACGGCCCCGACGTCGACGGCGCAGTCTCATCGCTCGTCAAATACGGAGCCGTCACGGCCACATGGATTGAGCGGCTCGCAGCGATCAACGAGAAAGCAGCGGGGTTCTTTGATGAAGAACTCGCAGAACTACGCGAGGGCATCTCCACCACCGAGGCCCCAGCAGCGTAACCCAACACAATCACCAATCTACCCCGTACCGAACGCGGTGCGGGGTTTTGTTATGCCCGATTCCGCAAAGGCGTCGGGAACCACGCTCTCCGCAAAGGAAGGTAAACCAATGGAAAACACCACCGATCAGGAGGCCACGGACGGCGCGCAGGCACCGACTGAAACCTCCCCCGCCGCCGCTGATGCGGCCGTCCAGGACACCGCGCCCGCCGACACCGCACAGACCTCGCAGGAGGCCACGCAGGACGAGGCCGCTGAGGACTGGAAGGCCCACGCCCGCACGTGGGAACGCCGAGCAAAGGCCGACCACAAGCAGCTCGAAGCGCTCACAGAGGCGATCAACGGAAAGGACACCACCATCGAGGAACTGCGCTCTCAGGTCGCAGCCCTCGAAGCGCAGGCGCACCGAGCAAAGCTGATCGCCGCCGCCGCCTCCGAGTACGGCGTCCCCGCCGACCTCATCCACGGCGACACAGAGGACGAGATTAAGCAGATCGCGCAGCGACTCGCAGACTGGCGAGGCACCACGGCCACCCCGGCCGTGCCCGCGCTCGCGGATTCGGGGGCTGGTGTTTTCCCGCCTCGCGCGTCGTCTCTGTCTCTGGATGAGCAGATCGTGGCGGCGCAGAGCGCTGGCGACTTCAAGCTGTCGGCGCGTCTCAAGGCGGTCAAGCTCGCGAGCCTGACCGCTGAATCCACCAACTGACAACATTCCATTCTCTTGACAGGAGTTACACATGGCTGGCATTAATGAAATGGCAACCACGTACAATTGCCCGAATTACGTCGGCGAGCTTTACTCTGCTTCGCCGGAGGACACGCCGCTGCTGTCCTCGATTGGCGGTCTGACTGGCGGTGAGTCTGTCGAGTCGACAACCTTCGGCTGGCAGGTAACGGACTTGCGCGACGCCGCCGACAACCGTCAGCGCGTCGAGGGCGCGGACGCTACCGCGTTCGAGACCCGCACCCGCACCAACGTCGAGAACGTCCTGGAAATCCACCAGGAGGCCGTCTCCGTGTCGTACACGAAGATGGGCGCGCGCCGCCAGTACGGCCCGACCGGCACCGCCGTGCAGCTTGGCTCGACCACGCTGCCCGCCGACGAGCTCGCCGAGCAGCTGCAGGCGCAGATCAAGCAGATTGCCCGCGACGTCGAAAAGACGTTCATCACAGGCACCTTCGCCAAGCCGACCACGAACGCGCAGCCGCGCAAGACGCGCGGCCTGCTGCAGGCCATCACGACCAACGTCGCGACGACCACGCACAAGGCCAGCGAGCTGACCGCAGACGACGTCCTCGACCTGATTCAGAAGGTCTGGGACGGCGGCGGCGTCCAGGAGACCGAGACCCGCACGATCATCGTCAACTCGACGCTCAAGCGCGCGCTCACACGTCTGTTCGTCAAGGACGGCTTCAAGCAGGAAGACCGCAACGTCGGCGGCGTCAACCTCAAGATGCTGGAGACTGACTTCGGGTCTTTCAACATCATGCTCAATCGCTACATGCCGGTGACCAAGCTCGCGGTCGTCTCCCTCGAGCAGCTCGCACCCGCGTTCCTCGAGGTGCCCGGCAAGGGCCACTTCTTCGCCGAGCCGCTCGCCAAGACCGGCGCATCCGAGAAGGTCCAGCTGTACGGCGAGATCGGCCTCAAGTACGGCGCCGAGAAGGCGCACGGCGTCCTGACTGTGGCGGCAGGCTGATCCGACATGGCGAAGAAGAAGACCAGCATGGTGACGCTGCGCTGCGACGCGATCCCCACCCTGCTCATCACTACCCCGCACGTGCAGTTCGAGGGCGGCATCGCGACCGTCCCGGCCGCTGACGCCGAGATCATCCTCGACGTCCTCGGCGACGACTTCGGCATCACCGGCGCGGACGGTGACCCGCGGCCCGATCCGGCGCCCGAGGCACCCGCTGACGCGGAGGACGCGCCCACCAACTAGCAGCTAGGAGGCTGAGCATGGCACCAGCAGCCGACCCGCTCGAAGTCAAGATGACAGCCTTCCGCAGCCGCTACGGCGTCTCCGAGGAATCCCAAGTCGGCCAGCAGACCGTTGAAGCGGCCCTTCCCCGAGCTGCGCGTATTGTCCGCGACGAGCTCGCCGCAGACGGGATCGACCTCGCATCCGCGCTCGCGGAAGGGTCGATACGGCGTGACTCGTATGAGGACGTCGTCTGTGACATGGTGCGGTATGCGATCCGTCAGCAGGCGGATGGCTTCGCATACGGGGCGACGCAGTCGACGGTCACGGGCGGGCCGTACAGTCAGTCCTCGACGTTTAGCGCGCCGGTGGGGTCGATGAGCTTCACGCGTGTGCACAGGCGTCGGCTCGGGATTCGTCTGACTCGATTCGCGTCGGTGCGGACGATTGGGGTGCGCTCATGATCTTCGGAGACCGTATCAGCCTGCGTGTCAGGCAGTCGGGCTCCGTCGACGAGTTCGGCAATGAGCGGGCCGAATACGGCGGTGCGAAGACGCTGAGTAACGTGTTGGTGGCTCCGTCCTCGTCGCAGGATTTGGGGGCGGAGCGACCAGACGGCGACGCGACGGTCATGACTTTCCATTTCCCAAAGACATATATCGGGAGCTTGAAAGGCTGTCTGATCGGCTGGCAAGGGCGATGGTGGGAAGTGATCGGCGACCCGCAGCCATATTCCAAGGAGTCGACGCCTGGCATGTGGAATCGGCCTGTACAGGCAAGGCTGGTGAAGGGGTGACGCAGGTGAAGATCAAGATCGACAACGCTGCTCTGCGCGAGCTGACAACGCCGATGATTGAGACCGCTGCAGAGCGGATCGCGACGGCGGCGGGCAAAGGCTTTGAGCCGTCTGTTCAGCAGGGCAAGACGAGGCCGCACGGCATCGTCAAGACTGCGACGTTCAAGGCACGCCGCGACAACGCCAGGCATAACACACTCTTGAAAGCGCTGAATGCGGGGCGTGTATGACGTCGTCGACCGCCGCGCTGATCGCCTACTTGAAGCGGAAGTTTCCGGGCACGCAGGTGTCGAACCGAGTGCCGGAGTCTCGGCCCTCGAAGTTCATCACGGTCGAGCGAACGGGCGGGCAGCGCACGCATCTGTGGGATTCGCCAATGTTTGCAGTGCAGGCATGGGCGCCGACCGAGGTTGAAGCGTCTGCGCTTGCTGATGAGGTCGCTGACGCGGTCCTCGCCTGGCAGCTCGACCCAATCGTCGCGTACTCCGACGTTCGTTCGGTGTACGCCTTCCCGGACCCGGATTCACGGGGACCGAGGTTTCAACTGACGGTGAGCGCCACCCTGGCGCTCACCTGACACAATTTTCTCTTGACAGGAGAGTCATATGGCAGAACAGAATTCTGCTCTTGTTACTGCGGCTAAGCCGCAGAAGGGCGGCGCGTTTTTCGCCGCTCCGCTGGGCACACCGCTCCCCGCTGATGCGACGACCGCACTCAACACGGCGTTCGTGAAGCTCGGGTACCTCTCGGAGGATGGCTTCGAGAATCCCATCGAGACCGAGTCCAGCGACATGAAGGCGTTTGGCGGCGATGTCGTCCTCACTCAGCAGACCGGGTACAAGGAGACGTACAAGACGAAGCTGCTGCAGGCGCTCGATCCTGACGTCCTCCGTGAGGTTTTCGGGCAGGAGAACGTGACGCAGCAGGGCGGCACGGACAAGCCGATCAGCGTGCGTCACAACTCCAAGATTCTGCCCCGACGCGTGTTCGTGTTCGAGGTGCTCCTCACGGGTGGCCTCGTCAAGCGGATCGTGATCCCCGAGGGCCAGATCACCGAGCGCGGCTCCACCGTGTACAAGGACGGCGAGGCTGTGGGGTACGAGGTGACGATCGCCGCGTATCCGTCCGCGAAGGTCGAGGGCGACTGCGCCCGCGAGTACATCGCGAAGGTCGGCGCGCTGCCTGCCTGATCGGCGGCGCACATTCGTGGAAGAGGGGCGGAGCCCGCCTGACCACATTCCCGGGGCGCAGGCGGGGTCGCGCCCCGGCCCTCTTCCATCCCACCCCATGTAGGCGCGACACATATTCACAGACTTAGAAAGGTTGAGCGCGATGACTTTTTACAACCAGATGGTGCCCGGCAACCGCGATGACGTTGAGATCGAGTGGCACGGTGGCCCTCGCGAGCAGGGCGGATACGCTACTGCTCGTCCGGCTGGCGGGTCGATTGAGGCCGTGAACGAGGCTCGCGGACGATACGAGCAGGCATGCGGGGCAGGCGACATCAACATGTCGGCCCCCGTGCCGCAGGAGCAGCATGAGGCTCCTCACGGCCCGGTCGACACCGTTCCGCGGGGGATGCGCACGATCACGGTCGCGGACGTGCCGCTCACGGTTGACCCGACGATCTTCGATGACTTCGAGCTGCTTGAGTCGCTCGCGGAGATTCAGCGCGGCGACATCCTCGCACTGCCGAGAGTTTTCCGCGCGGTCGCGGGCGAGCAGGCGAATGCGCTGCTCAACAGCATCCGGGATGGGCGAGGCCGCGTCACGGCGACAGCCGCGACTGAGGTGCTCGTGCAGATCATGAGCGAGCTGGCCCCAAAAGCCTGACCCTCGCCGCGATCCTGACGCGCGCGCCCGATGAGCTGGAGGCCGACTTCATCCGGTTCTTCGGGAGCGCCCCGCGCCAGATGCCAGCACGGCAGGCCGCGCGCCTCGCGTCCGTCGTCATCAAGCAGACGGAGTCCTGGACGCTGCGCGCCATCGACCAAGAGTGGCAGTGGAGGTCGCTCGACACGCACCTCTCTGCGATTCAGGCAGACTCGCTGCACTGGCTCCAGTGGGCAAAGACTGAGAACGCGCAGAAAGGCAGGGGTGCGCCGCCGCCGATCCCGCGCCCGGGCACAAGAGTCGAGATCGAGACCATGCCCGACACGGACTGGATCGACCAGCAGCTAGGCGCCGCCCGAGTGGCAGTTGACAACTAGATAAGGAGAGGGCATGGCCGAAGGCGCATCCCTGGGCACAGCCTGGATCGACGTCGTACCGTCGTTCAGGGGCCTCAAGAAACAGATCGCGTCTGAGTTCGGATCGGGCGACGTCACGTCAGCACTCACGGGCGCGACAGAGTCCTGGGGCTCGAAGATCGGGCAGTCGCTCTCGACGCACATCGGCGGTGCACTCTCCTCAATCGGTAAACTCGGCCTCGGTGGCGTCGCCGCAGCGGTCGGCGGAGTCACGGCCGCACTCACGGCGCAGATCCCCGCTGCAATAGCCGCGTCCGACGCCACCGACAAGTTCAAGAAGACGCTAGAATTCGCGGGCGTCGACCCATCGCGAATAAAGCAGCTGACCGACGCCGCCCAGTCATACGCGGACCAGACGGTCTACGACCTGTCAGACATCCAGTCGGTGACGGCCCAGCTCGCCGCCAACGGGGTCAAGGACTTCGACAAGATGGCCGAAGCGGCCGGCAATGTCAACGCGATCGCGGGCGGCACGAAGGAGACTTTCAAGCAGGTCGCGCTCGCACTCGTGCAGATAAACGGCGCCGGGAAACTGACGACCCAGGACTGGAATCAGATCGCTGCCGCTATCCCCGGCGCGTCGGGCAAGCTCCAAGAAGCCCTCAAACAAAACGCGGCATTCACGGGCAACTTCCGCGACGCTATGAGCGAAGGCCAGATCACGGCCGAGGAATTCAACCAGGCCCTCATGGACCTCGGATTCACCGACGTCGCAGAGCAAGCCGCGAAGTCCGCCTCAACCTTCGAGGGCGCATGGGGCAACCTAGAAGCCGCCGTCGAAAAGGGCCTCGTCGCCTCCCTCGACAAGGTCAAGGAACCGCTCACAGACATCGTCAACGCGGTCGGCGAGCAGCTCGGCCCCGCCTTCGACAGCGCAGGCAAGTACGTCGACATACTCGCCGAAAAGCTCCGACCATTCGCCGACGCAATGAAGGACGGCGAACTCACCCTCGAGGACATCGCAAAAGCCCTCGGAGAAGCGACCGGAGGATTCGCTGCGCTCGCGGGCGCGGGCATGCTGCTGGCTGATCCGTCGCTGATCATCGGGGCGTTCGATGCGCTTCCCTCGCCGGCCGTCCTCGTGGAGAAGTTCTCGGGCCTGGGGGGCGCGGTGAAGGAGGGAGCGAGCAAAGTATTTGAGCCTGCAGTCGAATCAGTCGGGAAGCACGCGGCGAGCCTCGGCAGTGCGCTGAAGTCTGGTGCGGGCGAGGCGGCGTCGAATGCATCTGCGGCGATCGGTGAGAAGATCGCCGGCGTTGGCCGCGTGATCCGCGAGGCCGGAGACAAACACATCGGGCCCTCGTTCGGGACTCTCAGCGAGAGGCTCTCCGGTGTCGGCGGTGTCATCAAGGAAGGCGCAGGCAAGGCCCTCGGTCCAGCTGTAGAGGCGATGCGTGGAGTCGGCCCGAAGATGGGGCAGGCGCTGGCGGGAGCGGCGAGCCCGATTGGCTCAGCGGTCGAGGGCCTGATCGGGCAGGTCGGAATGTTCCTGAATCCGGCGCGCTTCGGTAAGGTGTTGGCCTTCGGTGGCCTCATCGCGGCGGCAGTCGCCGGCATCGGCGCGCTGGTGCAGGCATCTGGTGGCGAGCTGACGACGCAGATTCAGACGATGATCTCGGATGTGGTGAGCAAGGTCTCGGAGTATGGCGCGCAGCTGGTGTCGAATGCGCCGCAGCTGATTGCCTCGGGCGCCGAGGCAATCAAGACGCTGATGACGGGTCTTTCAACCGCGCTGCCGGTCCTGCTCGACATGGCAGGCCAGATCATCGAGTCATTCGTAAGCGCTTTCGCGTCGTGGCTTCCTCAGCTGATCCCCGCTGCCGCGCAGATGATCGTTGCGCTCGTGCAGGGCCTGGTCGGAATGCTGCCGCAGCTCATCAGCGCGGGCGTTACCTTGATCAACGGTCTGACGGCCGGTCTGACGGCGGCGATCCCGGTGCTTCTCGAAGCGCTGCCTGGCATCATCACCTCCCTGCTCGACGCGATCTCACAGGGTGTCCCGCAGCTGATTCAGGCTGGCGCGGGCCTGCTGACTGGCCTGATCAACGGGCTGGTGCAGGCGATCCCGACGCTGGCGGCAGCGCTCCCGCAGATCGTCACGACGATCGTCACGACGCTCGTGCAGGCGCTGCCGCAGCTGATCAACGCGGGGGTCCAAGTACTGCAAGCGCTGATCAGTGGCCTGCAGACGGCGCTCCCAGCCCTGATCGAGATGCTGCCGCAGATCCTCACAACCGTCGTCACGACGATCGTTGAGAATCTGCCGCTGATCATCGAGGCCGGCATTCAGCTGCTGACGACGCTGATCAATGGCATCCTCGAAGCGCTCCCGCAGCTGATCGATATGCTGCCGCAGATCATCAACACGATCGTCACGACGTTGATAACGAATCTGCCGCTGATCATCAGTGCCGGCGTGCAGCTCCTGATCGGCGTCATCAACGGCCTTGTGCAGGCGATCCCGCAGCTGATCGCGATGCTGCCGCAGATCATCACGACCATCGTGACGGTCCTCGTGCAGAATCTCCCGCTGATTCTCAATGCAGGCGTGCAGATTCTGACGGGCTTGATCGACGGCATCATACAGTCCATGCCGGCACTGAAAAACATCTTCTTGGATGTGCCGAAACAAATCACGAGCGTCTTGTCGAGCGTGCCGTCAATGATGGTGTCGTCCGGCAAGAAAATCATTCAGGGCCTGATTGATGGAATCAAGTCAATGGCGTCTGCGGCGACAGGCGCAGTGTCAGACGTACTCGGCTCCATCCGCAAGTATCTGCCGTTCTCGCCAGCGAAGAAGGGCCCGTTCTCTGGTCACGGCTGGACGCTCTACTCGGGTCGCTCGATTGTCGAGGCCCTCGCCGAGGGTGTGGCGCAGCGCGAGCCGCTGTTCGAGGAGGCGATCAGGGACACGATCGCGGCCGGGCAGGAGCAGCTCGCTGGCCTGGAGGCTGGTGCGCTGTCGGTCACGGCGGGTCTTGGCGGGACGGCTGGTCTGGCTCGTATCCAGGCGACCGGGCCTCAGTATCTGGTCGTGCGTGACTCGGATGATCAGCTCATCGGGCGGATGCGCGTCGAGGCTGGCGGGGTCGTCTCGGATGGTCTCGCGCCTGCGTCGCGTTCTGCGCTGCGTGAGCGCATCGGATTCTAAGGAGCAAGGGAGAAACGCGTGGCGATTCAGTGGTCCGCATCGTCCGGCTACATGTCGGTCGGAGTCGAGATGTGGTACACCGGCGACCCTCACCAGGGGCACGTCGAGGTGTACGCGCAGTTCTGGCTCCGGTCGGACGGCTACGGGCATAATTTCTCGGCGAAAACCGACTGGTGGGGCAACGTCGGCGTCGGCTCGGAGACGGTGTCTTTCTCGTCGCCAACTGGCGCCACCGTGTACAAGGACATGGGCACGTCCCACTGGCGTGAGGATCTGCTGCCAAATCAGGAACGCTCGATTGGCGTCGGCTATTCGCTCGGGCCGATCTGGAACGGCGGGCACCCGTCAATGCAGGCGTGGCTTACGCTGCCTGCACGGCCGGCGAAGCCGCCGTCAGCTCCGTCGTACTGCAAGGCGACGCTGCGTGACGACGGAAAATCTGTGCTGCTCGAGTGGCCGGCGGCGAAGCCCGCGGATGCGTCCTCGCCGATCCGCTCGTATGTGATCGAGCGGTGGGATGCCTACTCGGACAACAACTCGGGGCCGTGGCTGCCACGCCAGTGGCACGTCGTGTCATGGGTGAACGCTGAAAACGCCCTGGTTCCAGTGTTCAAGATGGTTGACTACAAAGCGGTGTATGCGAACGACCGTTTCTGGTACCGCGTGTACGCGTCCCCGATCATCCCGACGCGTATCCGGGACATCTCGGACTTCGTGCCCGGCCCGCCGTCGCCACAGTCGAACGGCGTATCGACAGCGCCTGAGCCACCAGCGGAGCTGACGGCCGCGAAGACCGAGCGCGGGCAGATTCGCATCACCTGGAAAACGACATTCGCGTATCCGCAGGATGCGACCGTCGAGATCCTCGACGGCGACAAGAAGGTCGGCGAGGTGCGTGCCGACGCGGACGGCTGGGTCCATGAGGAAGCAGACCTGCAGGTGCCTCACACGTACCGCGCGATTCTCAAGACCGACAGGCTGGAGTCTGAGCGTTCGGCGCCGTCGAACACGATCCAGGTGCTGCAGAAGCCAGGGATTCCGGCCGTGTCCGGCCCCGGCACTTACGCTGCGGTCGGAGCCGTGCTGTTCACGTGGGCGCACAATTCGCTCGATGAGACGTGGCAGGAAGCGGCAGACATCCGGTACGCCACGGTGTACACGGAGACTGCGAACGGGCGCCGCGCCGGGGATTCCGGTCCTTGGCAGAGCGTCTCCGTCACGGGCTCGGCCCAGACTAAGACGATCGATCTGCCGGCCGGCGTGATCGATTACCAGATCCGCACGAAGGGGCAGTTCCGCGAGTACTCGGACTGGTCCCCGACCAGGCGGACGACTGTCACTTACGCGCCGGTCGTCGCGCTCGTTCCCGACGCGCTCACGCTCGACCGCTCCGCGTTCGACGGCGCGCTCGTCGTCTCGCACGTGACGGGCGCATCAACGACAGTCGCGGCCGTGCTCTGCGAGCTGCTCTCCGCGGACCTGCAGACCATCGAGCAGATCAAGGGCGCCGCGTCCGCGCTCGGCGTCGCGCCGACGTTCGCGCGCGCGCCCCTGCGGTTCAAGGCCCGGCTGGAGAATCGCGCGGAGTACGTTGTCCGCGCGAGCCTCACGGACGGATACGGCCTCACAACCACCGTCCAGCGGCGGTACAAGGTCGAGTACCCGACGCCGCCCGAGCCGATTGTGACAGCCTCCTGGGAAGAGGCGGAGGGAGACATGCTCATCTCGATTGCCTCCCCCGCTGTCCCCACCGGCAGCAAGCAGCCGCCGACCGTCGAGACGCGCCTCGAGCGATCAATCGACGGCGGGTTAACCTGGGCCCTCGTCGCCGACAAGCTCCCGCCATCGACGATGTACAAGGATCGGGAGTGCCTCACGAACGGTACGACCAAGTACAGGGTGACCGCGACGTCGGCAATGCCCTCATCGTCCGTGACGATCGTCGACGCGCTCGCGGATTCGCAGGCGGTGTGGATTTCTGCGGGGCAGGGCTTTTCGCGGTCGGTGCGCCTGGCGTGGAACCCTGTGACGGGCTCGCAGCTTGGTCTCGTGAATCGTGAGGTCAAGTATTTCGCAGGTCGTCAGCTTGGTGTTGAGTTGTCGGGGACCCAGCGTCAGCGGGTTGTCCAGGTCTCTGCGGCGCTGTTGGATTCGTCGGCGCGCGAGCGCCAGGCGCTCGAGGATCTGGCGTACATGCCTGCACCGTTCATGTACCGCGACCCCCTCGGCCGCGTCTTGTATGGCTCGCTGTCAGATGTGCAGCTCGGGCGCGAGGTCGGCGGGGTCTGGTCGGTCTCGGCGAAGTTGACGGAGGTGAATCGTGGGTGAGGCATCGCCTGCTCGGCAGGCGGATTATCGGGTGATGCTCACGACGCCGTCAGGGCAGGACATTGGCCTGCTCGATGGTGTCGAGTCTGGGTCGGTGACGCTGTCGGCGACGTCGCGTCTGCGAGCGTCGGGGCAGCTGAGCCTCACGGAGACCTCGCAGAACGTCGACTGGTTCAACGTGCATTCGCGCGTCGATTACGTGCCGGTCGGCATGCCGGGCTGGCCGGTCGCGACTTTCGTGATGTCGTCGCCGACACGCTCAGTCAGTGAGCATCGTGTGACCCGTGACGTCGAGCTCCTGTCGACGCTCGCGTACCTGGATCGCATGTCTACGGATCGTATCGAGCAAGTCGAGAACGACCACTTGACGACTGGCAAGTGGAGCTTGATTAAGCGATACGCAGCAAAGGCGAAGAATCTGCGGATGGGCTTTACACAGTTCGGAAACTGGGCGCTTGGCGAGGATCCGAAGATAATCAACGAGTCTATCGCGTATGACGTCGGCACTAATGTCCTGACAATGCTCAACGATTGTGCACGTGTCGTCGGCTGGGGTGCGCTCACACCGGACCCCTACGGCGTCATCACGGGAGGGCCGTACATCCGGCCGTCGCGACGGCCGGTGTCATTCGTTTTTCGTGAGGGGGACGCGGCGATTCATTCTGCTGAGTGGACGATCGACCGCGATGTATTCTCCGTGCCGAACGTTGTCGTCTGCGTGGGGACACCAGGGTCAGACGACACGCAGCGTGGGCAGGATGTGTACGGCGCGGGACCGACGCCGGCTGTCGTTGGGGTAGCAAGGAACTCCAGCCCGAGTGATCCGCTCTCAACTGTTAACCGGGGAGAGATCACGCACGTGGAGACTGGGGTCAAGGCCACCTCGCAGGATGCAATTGACAAGATTGCGCAGAGACTCCTCGAGGAGAAGTCAATGCCGGCCGCGTCGCTTGTAATCGAACACCTGCCGATCAACATCCGGCCGGGCGACGTCGTCGAGTTCGTCTCGCAGGGGCTGCGTATGCGCGGCACGGTGCAGGAGATGAAGATCCCGCTCTCTCCGACTGCGCTTGTCACAACGACTATCAAGGAGGTACAGGGTGTCTGAGCTCGAATATCTCGCTGGTGTCATCGCCGACATGCGGCGGCAGCTCGACGCACAGCCAACGTACCAGTGGGCGACGTGTGTACGGAATCCGAAGCAGGGGCACATCAACGTGCGCTTTGACGCAGACCTCTGGCGCCGCGGATCAGACGACAATGATGGGATCATGGCTGTGCCAGATCGCCTACTCACCCGGAAGGCATATCCGGGGGACCGAGTCCTCGTCCAGATTCATCAGGGCACGATGCAGGCACTCGCCTCGACGAGGACGTATCAGGACCGTTACCTGGACCTTGCGAAAATGGATGATGCCGGCCGTGTCGTCATCGTGCCAGGTGGCGGCGGGGGGACAGGCCAGCAGGGCCCGAAGGGAGACCAGGGCCCGAAGGGCGACCAGGGCGAGCGCGGCCCGGCCGGCCCGCGAGGCCCGAAGGGCGATCAGGGTGAGGCTGGTCCGCGAGGCCCGAAGGGCGACCCTGGCGAGGCGATCACGGTTGTGACGCCGGCCGGTGTCATCGCGGCCTTCGCCGGGGCATCCGCGCCGACCGGCTGGCTCCTATGCGATGGGAAAGAGTACGACCGTCGCACCTACCCGGAGCTCGCAAAGGTATTCGGTAGCGGCTTCCGTTTCCGTGTCCCCGATCTGCGCGGCCGCTTCGTCCTTGGAGCGTCGTCGACGCATCCTGCTGGCGAGCAGGGCGGCGAAGAGACGCACACACTGACGACAGCGGAGATGCCGCGACACCAGCACCAGATCGGCGGCGAGTCCGGTCAATGGGGCGGCGGCGCTGGCATCTACCAGACCAATTTTGCGGGCGGTGGCGGGTGGCCCGGCATCTCGTCGTTCGGCGCGGGATACCTCGACAGGGCTGTCGCCAAAGTTGAAGGGCAGTCGCAGCCGTTCAACATCATGCCGCCCTACGTCGCGATGAATTTCATCATCAAGACCTGACAGGCCGCGCACCGGCCTGCCACACATCACGCCCCGACCACCGCACCTGGTGGCCGGGGCTTCCTACACCCATGAAAGGACTGATCATGGCACCCGATCTTCAGACGATGCCCGAAACCAAGACCCAGGAGGACGAGCTGCTCGGCCTCCTGACCGAACGCAACCTCACTCAGCGTGAAGGAGGCCAGGCATGACCACCTCCCCCAATGACCCCCGCGTCGTCGCAGCCGTCGACACCGCCCTGCGAGCCATGCTCGACGAGGTCGGCCACGTCGGCGGCGACAAGTACTGGAACGCCGTCGGCAAGCCTGACTTCCGAGGCTACGCCTGGTGCGGAGCTTTCCAGGTCTGGGGCTTCCTCCAAGCCGGCGTCAACCTCATGAACGCCGCCTGGTGGTACTACGTCCCGTACATCAAGAACTTCGCCCAGCAGATCGGAGCCTGGTCAGACGAACCAGGCTACGGCCGGCAGGCAATCTACGAGTGGCACGGCGACGGCATCGCCGACCACGTCGGCGCGTCCTGGCCCGACCCCGCCGCGACCCTCTACCGTGCCGTCGAGGGCAACACCAGCATGGGCGGATCCCAGGACAACGGCAACGGAGTCCTGGTGAAGTACCGCTACGACGAGGACATCCTCGGGTGGGTCGACATGCACGTCGTGCTCGCCTGGATGATCGACAACGGCCGCTGGGACGGCGGCGGAGCTGCGCCCGCGCAGTCCGGCCCGACCGACATCACGGCCCTGCAGCGCGCGGTCGGTGCAGACCCCGACAACGTACTCGGCCCCGACACTCGCCAGCGCATCCTCGCCGTCGCTGCCGCATCCACCTGGGGAGGCACCGAATTCCCCTTCGGCGTCGAATACACGCAGCGAGTCGTGGGCGCAGAGCCAGACGGCATCTGGGGTGAAAACTCAGAAGCCGCACACGACACCATCGTCGGCCTCATTCAGGCCGCAGTCGGTGCGTACCAGGACGAAATCTACGGAGCGGCAACCAACGCCGCAATCAGCATCGCGCTCGCGGGCGCAGAGACCGCGTGAGAAGGAGACAGAAGTGAATCAGAGTGGCATTCTGCTCGGCTTGCAGTCCGACCCGTTCGTGACGTCGGTGCTTATCGGCGTCGTGTGGCCGCTCATCCAGGCGGCGCTTGACCGCCCGTACTGGACGCGCCAGCGTCGCGTCTGGCTGACGGTCGCAGTCGCCGTTGCCGTGACGGCCGGCGTCTGGGTCTCGGGATCATACCCGGCGACCTGGCAGCTCATCGTCTCGCAGGCGACCGTGTTCCTTGGCGTCGCATGGACGGTTTTCCAGATCCTCTCGGGGATCAAGGTCGGCGGCGTGAGCATCATTGATTGGGCCGGGGCGCTCACCCCTGGCGGCGAGACCCTCGACGACGTGCGAGCACGCGCGCCCGAGGCGGTGACACCCGGCAACTCAGGCGGTGAGACGCAGCCGTGAGCGGCATCCTCTCCGACCCGAAGATAATCGAGGCCACAAACGGCCTCATCGCGATCCTCCTAGCCGGCCTCGGTGGCGTCGTCGCAATGTGGTTCGCTCACCTCAAGGCGAGCATGGAATCACACATGCAGCGCGTCGCCAAGGCCGCAGAGGAAGCGAGGAAAGCCGCACAGTCAGCTGACGCCCAGGTCAGCAATGACCACACGACGAACTTCCGAGATGACCTCGACGAAGTCCGTGACGCCGTCAAGGCCGTCAACGAAACAGTCGGGGCGCTAACAATCCTGCCCGAGAAGTTCGAGGGTCTATCATCGATGGTCGACAGCGTCGCCTCGACGCTCGAGACCCACGGAGCGAGCCTGTCGGACATGAGGGAACGGATAGACAGAATCGATGAGCGCGGCAGCAGGATGGCCGCTGAGATACACGATGAGCGCACAGCGCGCGAGTCGGCTCAGCGGATGATCGACTCGCACGCTCACGACACGCATCGCGCGATCTACGAGCGGATCGAGGCGCTGGAATCGCGTATCAACGCATAAAAGCCCCCACCTGCCGTCAAGGCAGGTGGGGGCTTTCGTTGTACCCACCCCGTACCCGCACGCATGAGAAAGTGGCGGGATTGCAACGAATGGGCGGAATATGTGGAGATGGGGGGAATCGAACCCCCGTCCAATAGCCGACCCCGAATTCTTCTCCGAGCGCAGTCTACGGTTTTATTTCTCAGCCCCCGGCATTGCATAGACTCACCACCGGATAGGCTCAGTTGATTGAGTGTCGGAGCCGCCCCACCAACATGGGCGACTCCCAGTGGCTCCCTAGACGACGCCAGACACCGGGCCGGAAGCAACTCCCGGGCTGACGGACTAAAGGTTCAGGCTGCGATATCAGGCAGCGAGAACGTAGTCGGTGCGATTCTGTTCGGCACCTATTGGTTTGCACGCATCGTTAACGAGTTGAGCGTACATTCTCGGCTCGCTTCACTTCGATCGACGACCACTGTCGAAACCGATCATCCCCTCTTGAGTTTTCAACTCACCGACGCCCAGCATCACGCCAGACCGTCGGATACACCAGCATACGCCCACGCACCCCACACGTCAAGGGAAAACAGGAGCCACCCAGGCGACCACGCGGAACCCCGACAACCGGCCACTGCCTCGTCCCCGACGGAGCCCACCAGAGCCCCAGAGGCACCCGGCAGCGCAAGCC